CTTTGGTCGGAAAGGAATAAAGGCAAAGGAATAACTGAAAAATAACCTCCCCGCCTTTGAATTTGAGCCACCAACGGCGGGATAATTGAAGGCTCAAGAATTTCCTGTTTTGCGCTTTAGGGTCTCAGTGCTGAAATGGAGACCAGACATCGGCACCGTCGGTGCCCAGTTGATCGCCCAACTGAGACGGAGAGGCTGGTGGCAGGAAATTCAAACTGTTCAAAGGCACGGGTCTCAAATGGACTTGAGGCTCGTGCCTGAAAGAATAAAATGCAAGAGTATCTGAACCAAATAGTCTGTGAGGATTGCGAAACATTCATGGCCAAGTTGCCCGATGGGTCGGTCGATCTGATGGTCACCGATCCGCCATACGGTTACTCCTTCATGGGCAAGGACTGGGATAAAGCCGTGCCGAAAGTTGAAGTCTGGAAAGAAACCCTGCGTGTCCTGAAGCCTGGAGCCTTTGCTTTTGTGATGTGCGCTCCCCGGCAGGACTGCCTTGCAAGAATGATATGTAATTTGCAAGATGCTGGATTTGTGACGGGATTCAGCTCGATCTATCATACTTACGCCAGTGGCTTCCCTAAAGCGTTGAATGTTTCCAAGGCGATTCTGAAGAGGTTTTTACAAGTGTCCTTGCAAGATGTTTCCCGTTACCCTCATAAAGACGGAGATTCTCAATCCGGTTATCAACACAATTGCCGTTTATGTGGTGGATTACTTCAAAACGGAGTAGTAATCTTTCGAAATGTTTCGCCATTACAAGACGATGCTCCAAAATATAGCCGTCTTTCCTCGCCATCGGTAGAAATTCCTGTGGACAACGGACATAAACATAAGGTTTCTTATGCCGACGTATCTTTCCACCACGCCACGCAGGATTTGCAACCCCTTGAATCTTGGCAGACCATTGTTTCTTCCGTTCTGAAGTCCATGCCCGACGACTGGCTTCTCCAGTTTTCTTCCGATAATTGGGGTTTAGGCGATAAGTTTCAGTTGCCACAAGACTTCTCTCGGCAAGACGACATTTGTTCGAACAATAAAAGCGTAGATTTGGCCGAGACTTTTTTTCCACCCAAGCACGATAAGTCAGGAACTTCTTATGGCAATAATGACAAGTCTTTTCAATCATATTTATATTATACAAAATATTGCCCGACCTGTCAAGAGCAAATGTCCAATGGATTGCCAAGATTATTTGGTGGTTATGGTGGGGCACAATTTAAGCCTGCAGTTGAGGTCGTCCTTGTTGCCATGAAGCCCTTGTCTGAAAAGACCTTTGTAGATCAGGCGTTGAAGAACGGAAAGGGAGTGACATGGCTGGATGAGGGAAGGATACCTTATGAGAGTGAGGGGGATATAGTTAGTGTTCACGGCTATCCACAACAGGATGCTATGGGAGCAATGAAGGGCAATCCCGTGAGTGGTAAACCTCAATATACTCAACCTGCTGGTCGTTTCCCCGCCAATCTGCTGGTGAGCGGGGATTGCTTGAATGATGGGAAAATACAGAAATCAGGCAAAGCCATAAATAGGAATCGTGGTAAGCGAATCCCTTCAATAGTAAATTATGCTAATCATAATGGGATTGATATAGGTTATCCTGACTCCGGCTCCTTCTCCCGCTACTTTGACCTTGACCGCTGGTTTGCCGAGAAGACTAAACAACCATTCAAGCAATTACCCGAATCCGTGCAGAAGACCTTCCCATTCCTGATAGTGGCGAAGGCGAGCAAATCAGAAAAAAATAAAGGATTGGAAGGGAAAGAATTCACAAGGAAATGTAGATGGAATAATGCAGGTAAATGGCAAGACTTAGAAACTAAAAAATATGGCAACCACCACCCCACCTGCAAGCCCCTCAAGCTCATGTGCTATCTAATTACTCTCGGCTCAAGAGAGGGTGACGTGGTTCTCGATCCTTATATGGGATCCTGGACAACGGCGGTGGCTTGCTGGATGCTGAAGAGGGATTTTCTGGGATGCGATAATGAGCCTGAATATTGTGAGATAGGGAAGAAGAAGATAGAGGCACAGAAAGTTAGGGTGATTTGAAAGGAAACGATGCAATTCAAAGATCAGCCAAAATCAACCAGGTTAAAGGAAGAGTTTAGTTCTGATGAGCTCCGGTCCTTGCTTCGAGGTTGTGTGCTGGATTTAAGCTGGTATTGTTTGACCCATTGGGGAAAGAGTTTGACCGTTACCAGTGTTTTGCGGAAACCTCTCCAGCAGGTCAATTTATGCAAGGCTTATGAGTTTAAGAGTGGATTCAGGCACTGCATTGGTTCGGCGATAGACCTTTCTATAAAGGTTTTTGACGTAGACGAGCTTAATCAGATTGAAAAATACATAGAGGAAAACTGGAAAGATTATTGTTCTCTCAGAATACACACCAAAGGCACAGGGAAGCATGTTCATCTTGGACTCATAGACGATCTGATAGACAAAGTAAAACTATTCAGAATGATTTCGACAACAAAAAACGCCAGGGAGTGGCTTGTAGAATGAAACGCTGGGATTTATACCACCGACAAAGGATGTTTGACGAGATAACGAGACATTATGATCTCAATGGCAAGAGAGTATTTGTCGGTGGTTGTGGTTATGGTGTTTTTGAGGAGTGGCTTTTTAGATCCTCTATCAATCCATCATATGTTGTTGGAATGGATTTTTTGTCGGAGAAGATAGAGATAGCGAAGACCAAAGTCACAAAAGCTCATTTTGTAGTTGGGGACATTCGGGATACAAAACTCCCCGATGGCTCCTTTGACGTGGCTGTGCTCATAGACACTCTTCATCATGTGCCCGATCCAGTCAGGGCGTTAAAAGAGATGGGCAGGATAGCGAAAGACGTAATTTTGTATGAGGCGAATGCCCTGAACGTAGTTCGGAGATGGAATGACTGGAGGTCTAACGGGGTGGAGCCAAATTCCTTTTACAAATGGGAACTTAGAGGATGGCTGAGAGAGTTGGGGTTTGACAGAATTCTAATCAAAAACACGCACTGTATTCCCCGATTCACGCCTGATGCGATTTTTGGCTTTATGGAGAAGCTTGAAAAGATATTGGAAAAAATACCGGTGTTGAAAGAGATGACTGGTGCGCTGTTTGTGTTAGCTGAAAACGGGAAAAGTAGAATGAAACGCTGGAATACTGTTGAGGCATTTTATCAAAAAAGAAGTTCTTGGCGAAATCCTAAAGAAGAGAACTTTAGATTCAAGAAGGCTACTCGACTGGCTGACGTTCCAATGGGTGCAAAGGTTTTAGATGTTGGATGCAGGGATGGTCTTTTAAAAAATCATTTAGACGAGTCTGTGATTTATCATGGAATTGACATTGTGAATGGATTCAAGCGGAAAGATATAACCATCCAAGACATTACCCAGGGAACGGACTTCAAGAGGGGTTTTTTTGATTATGTATTCTGCATAGACGTTTTAGAACATCTGATTAACCCATTTTTTGTATTAAGGGAAATCAGACGAATCTTAAAGCCAGATGGTGTCTTGGTTTTATCTGTGCCCAACCCCTATCATTTTAAGGAGATCGTTTGGAATTTATTGAAAATAAAAGATAGGCAAGGTCACATTTTTAGCTGGACAAAACAGACTATGCAGAAATTAGCCGAATTCTGCGGGTTTCAGTTGTTAGATACTTCAGGCACATATCTAATACCGCCGATTGGCTGTAACAACATAATGACTCGATCGGTTATATATAAATTCCAAAAGGGGAATAAAGCATGAAAAGGAGTTCTATCAAATTCCTTTTGTTTGTAGTTATTTCCGTCTCCTGTGCAATTTTTATTATTAACCTTTTAGAACAAATTATATGGTGGATAGTAAGATGAAACGCAAAGACTTCTTCAAAACAATTCTGTCCTCTGGGGCGGTTATCTTGCTTCCGGTTATTGGGTGGACAAAGGAGAAATACATCACCGATTGCAAGGACTGTCGGCGGGATTTTGAATGCTGTAAAGTGTTTGTAATATCACTCTATGGTAAAGAGCCAGAGATAATCAAAAAACTCGCCAAGAAACAGGACAAAAAGGTGCACGTGGACTTTGACAAAGACAGAAAATGTCATGTTATAAGAGAAAGACTTTGCCCATTCTACAACGAGAAAAAGCCATTGGGCAAAAACTGTGGTATTTATAAATGGAGACCCTTCGGTTGTCGGATTTATCATTGCTACGACTTCGGATTCAGCAACAAAAAGCTTGAAAAGATTGAGGCCTTTCATAGAGAGGATTGGAATTTTGGAAGCAAGGTTAAACTGTCGGACATTTAAGACTTTAATTTTTAGTTGTCTGCTGTTAGTTGTCAGCTGTCAGTTGTCGGTTGCTGGCATGGTCACTCATGTAGACACTTTAAGACCAACATATGGTGGAAACGCGGATGAGTGGACGGGGAATTATTTAGACATTGACGAAGCAGAGCGGGACGATGACAGCACTTATATATCTGCAAATGCTGCGGGTTTGCAAGAATCCTGGCTTTGTATGGCATCAGGTGGCTGTCCTGCCAACTGGGTTTACATACCAATGGCAGATACAGTAAAGATTTCTGTGTGGGGGAGAATCACCATTCCGGGACCGGAAGTCATCTTCGGTCAATGTGAAAACCTGGAAAGCAGAGTTAATTGGTGTTATGCAGACACGCAGGTCTTGACTTTAAGTTATGCCGAATATATCTGGTCGATCTATGGCGATTCGTGCAATGATAGTAGCTGGTCGGCTTATAGATTAGCCACGTCACAATGGGGGGTTGAAAGTTACATGGCGGCTGGTTGGCCCAAAGGGGGATATGCCAGAGGCACCCAGTCTTACCTGGTGGCTTACTGGGACTTTTCCGACTCAGCCGAGATATTGACCGTATCCGCCTCTCTATGTTCGACTTGGACGGTATTTGGCTGTGACGATGTGGCGGGATGTTTAACCTCGCAGGTATGTGGTGACATTCGGACTGATACAAAAGATGAAATTCAGGCATGGAGAATGAGCACCTATTCAAACCCATCCGGCACCAAAGTCGATTCGATAGAGGGAAGGCTAACGGGTTTTGTAGTAGATGATAACCAAGACTCGCTAACGGTTTTCTATGCAATTGAATCGGGCGGGACTTGCACCAAGTATGGAGTTGATACCATACCCGATCTCGGTCCCTATTCAAATTTTGGGGGACCGGAACATTCTGTGGTCTGGTCAACCTGCCCTGCTACTGGAGTAGCTTGGACGGTCTCAGATCTTACCGACCCGAACAAGGGCTTCGGGGTAGTTAATTTGCACAACTCACATATCGTAGCTTCATGGTTTGTAGTCATAGTTTATTATTCGGCGGCGGAGGCGGCGGCAGGTCAAGTAATTATTATCAGCCAAAATTTTCATAGACCTAAAAGTGCAAAGATTGATTGGATAATGAAATGAAAAAATTCATCCCATGGATTATAATCTTTTGGTTCTTACCTGCGATATGTTTTGCTGGTGGAATTACTCGTGTCCTTCCAGCGGTGGATTCGGCTCAAATAGACGAATGGGGATTTTTTCATACTTCTGGTGGCACGATGACTGGCAATATAATTATGTCTGATGATGGCTGGATAGGGGTTTCAGAAGATTCTATACGTTTGGTATTTGATACCACAGAGCACGATGTGGTTAAGTTTCTTGGCGGACACGTAGCCATAGGTGACGCTCCGGTTCCAGATAGTGCCGCTTTAACGATTCTGTCGGCTATGGCTCATCAATTCCGTCTGGCTTATAGTGCCGCGAGTTGGTTTGATTTTGAGTGTGATCCAGACGGTAATATACAGATACGGACAACTGGTGGAGAGGTGTCTTTTACAGATGAAAATATTAAAACAAGTGGTTATGTGACTGTCGGGAGCGTTATAGCAGGTCCAGACTCACAGCTTACAGTTTACGGTGGAGCACACGTAAGCAAAAACGTGCGGATCGAAGGGGACATAGCGATTGAGGGTGATGACATTACGATGGGGACAAACACATCCGGCTATATCCTGCGGGCAGACGGCTCAAATTACAGCCCGGTTGCGCTTACTCAATCTTCGGATTTGGCAGGATTTCTTTCAGATGAAACCGGATCAGGGGTGGCGGTCTTCGGGACAAGCCCCAGCTTTACGACCTCTATCAATATACCCAACGAGACAAATCCCACCACCGATGCGGTAGGTGAAATTGCCTGGGACTCAGACGATAGTGGGCTTGAACTCTATGACAGCACTTATGATGTTAGTATTCTGTTGCCTGTCTTAGATGACAAAGAGGCGGTTATTACCAAACCAGACGAGATGGGCATTGAAGATATACCTCTGTTTCATGTTGATATTGACAAATATCCGCATGGAATAAAATTGATAAATGTTCAATGGGGACAGTCTTCAGCCGTAAGTGATACTTTTGTTTTGCATGAATACAGTACTATCTCAACCTTTGCCAGCACCATTGACTCCGTGGTTAGTTCAGCAACTTATGCTGAAGAGACTACGATAACGGATTCTGACATAGCGGCGGATGCCTGGATTTTTGCTGATGTGGCTAATTGTGATGTGGACTGGATATTTATTAAGATAATTTTCTATGTCAAAGAGGGGGACTGATAATAAAAAAGGAGGTGGGTCATGCATTAGGAAGAAAACAGAGATTAGGAAAGGACGAATGGAAACAGAAATGAGAACCTTTTTACTTTTAGGAGGTGTGTTTGAATGAACAAGATTAGCGGGTTTTTTAGAGGGTTAAGCAAGGCCATGAGACTTTTTTTCCTCATTGGAACTTTGCTTTCAATTCTGATCGGCACGACATTCCTGTTTTCTCCTACAACCGTTCAGGCTATTATCAATCGAGCATTGGGACTTACGGTTCCGCCTGGTGAAGGTTTATATGATAGGGGAGATTCACTGCATGTCTTGACCGATTGGACTATGCAGATCAACGATGATTCGACAGGGATAGATACCACCAATCTCTGGACCCTGATGGCTATGGGACGGGTGGAATCAACCTGGATTGCCGATGGCGGTATCGGTGCGGCGGACTTACATGCCAATGCCGTAGGCAATGCCCAGTGTGAACAAATTGATTCAGCTTGGATTACAGATGGCTCTATCGGGACTTCGACTATCAGAAATGGCGGGATATGGAATGAGGATTTGGCAGACGATGCTGTGGGAAACGCTGAATGCCAAGCCATTGATAGTGCCTGGATAACAGATGGATCGATAGGGACATCCACCATCAAAGATGGTGGAATCTTCACCGGGGATGTTGCGGATCAAACTCTTACCAAGGCGGACATAGATACCACTGCCAGTAACTTTGTATTCAACGATGCCTATCGAATTACATCAGCAACGGCGGACAGTGCGTTTATGACCAAAGGCTATATTGACGCTGTGGGTGGGGGCGGAGCTATACACGATTCTCTCTGGACATTTGACCAGTTTTACGATGGATTTGATATTTCTTTCAGAACAGGCTCAGAGGCCATCACCGAGATAACCGTCTACGATAATTTAGCTAATGATAGTGCTGGTCATTTTGTGCGGCATGTGCATACGGGCACCACCGCGGGTAAAAAAGATACGGTTGTAGCTTCCTGCAAGCTCCCAATGGGCATAGATGGAGATGGCATTGATTCTCTCACTTACCAGATAAGAACCTCGCATGTGGCTGATTCGGTTTACGTTCAGATTAAGGTTTGGAAGCGCACTACCGAGTTGGGTGCATTAGTTTTCTGTGATTCTGTTGCCGCCACCGCCACAACCACAGGGGCTTGGGAGCACAAAACGACTGGTGCCTTTGAAGCTGCCGCCAATGCCGGGAACGAGTTAGAAGTCTGGTTCATAGTGACCTTTCCGTCACAGACAGCCAATATAGTCTTAACTGACCACAAAAGTAAACCGAGAGCTTGGTATACCGGCAAGTAAACGGAGAGTGAAATGTGAAGAAGATCGCCGTAGCGTTAGCCATACTTTTATCTTTATCTGTCACTGCCATAGCACAGGATATTACCCTGCGGGATACACTATGGCTGAGGAAGGCTACCCACGTAGATTATGATCTTGAAAGCTGGGATACAGTCTTTGTTGTTGTTGTTCATGGAACGGAAAGGGATACGGTTTTTCTTTCCAGTAATGGGAAGGGGCGTTGGAATGGATTCTATGTCCCTTCCTATTCTGGTAACTTTGTAGCGGAGTATAACGCTGTTTACACAGGCGGTGACACCGTTGTTGAAGAACAGTATTTTGCCGTCCTGGACACGGCGGCTTTCTTTGGAGCGGCGGCGGGTATTACAGCGGCGAGTGTAGTCGATGAATTTGAAGATAGGGGTTATGGCTATGGCTCCGGGGTTTTTGCTTGCACGGTTTATACAAAGCTCAACACGGACAGTTCGGTTATTCCAAATATCCACGTTATAGCCAAGAACACTGATCAGACCCAGCTTTTGGCGAATGGGTATACTAATGCAAATGGCTGGGTTGTTTTAGGCTTGGATAGCATTGCTGGCGGGGCTTATCACAAGTTCTGGCTGATGAATATAGAATATAGCTTTGATTTTCCTGAATCGGCGGACATAAATACGGATACTTCTGTTACATTCTATGGATCGGCGTTTGACTATGGAGATCCACCAGCTGAAAATAAGTGTGCGGTCTACGATCAGATTTTCGACATTGAGCTTGACAGTTTAAGTGGGGTAGTGGTGACGGTGAAACTTCATGTGCCAAGTGATTCTATTTTGCGATATAACGGCTTCCCTGTCTCACCATACAGAAAGTCTTATACCACGGGCATAAGCGGACGCTGGCGGTTTGACCTCATTCCTAATTCCGATCCGAATTTGTTGCCCGCAAACACACGATACATATTCAAGTTTAAGTATCCGGAAGTAGACGGAAGTTATTTTATCTATGAGGATACCACCGAGGTTCCAGATCAAGAGTCGGCTCGATATAGGGACATAAGCGGAAAGATGTGAGGTTAGATAACAGAAAACCGATGGCATCAATTTCTAATAATTTAGCAATAGCGAATGCTAAGATTCCTCAACGGCGCAGGCCACTATTCATGAGCATCAATACGGTCTTTCAGACGGATCCCACCCGGACGACCATGCTTCGGACAAGATTCGTTCGGCAGATGAACAGACGATTCGGTGAACTCAAGCGTGACATTCGAATCTCAATCGTGGACAACGATTGCTTTGGGATTCAACCCGAGGTGTTGCGCACACTGAGTCCGATTCCGACAAAGGCTTACGAGTTCAAGAGAACATCGGAGAAAATTCGGTTGTTTATGAAGTGGCTTGAGGAACAGGAAAAATTGGGAATACTGGAGATCATCATGCGTCCGGGAGTGCATCCGGGCATTGAAACCGCCTGGACTGATATGTTTATAGATTCAGCCTATTCACAGGGAATGCGTCGGGGACGAGCGGAGCTTCGTCTCAGAGGATATGTTGTCCCTACATTCGAGAGTGTTCCTGGTGGGGTCGGGGCGGTAATGAGCCAGCCGTATCATGCCGACAGGATCGGAGCGATATACACTCGCACATTTGAGGATCTTAAATCGGTGACGCAGGTTATGAATGCCCAGGTTCGGCGGCAGATCGCCGATGGATTGACGACAGGACTGGCACGGGGCATGGCTGAGGGAAAAAACCCACGGGTCATCGCCCGGGAACTTGTCAAGGATGTGGCCAACCACGTGGACAAAATAGGCGTCACTCGTGCCCGGACAATAGCACGTACAGAGGTTATCCGGGCACACCATGTGGCGACGATCACGGAATATGAGCAGGCAGGGAGGGAGATGGGGGTTGAGATAATGGCTGATTGGGCTACTGGCGGCAACCCATGCGGGATTTGCATTGACTTGCGGAATGACGGACCCTACAGCCTGAAGGAGATCGAGGGTATGATTCCGGCGCATCCTAATTGTGTATGTGTAGCTTTACCGATTATTGAAAAAGAGAAGAGAGAAAAATAGTGCTTGACAGAGAAAAGAAAGCCGAGATATATTTCGTATACTTAAGGAAGCTGATCCGAGAAGAGTTTAGCGGAAGCGTGACGGTTGATCTCTTCAAGGGTGGCATACGGAGTCTAAACGAGGAAGATGAGCCAGTAATCAGACTGAAACGTAAAAGGACGGTGAAGCTGTAATGAGCAATTTGAGGAAAGTGTGAAGCTATGAATCTTAAGATTTGGAAAGATAAAGGGAAGACCCAATATCTGATAACAATTGAAGACTTTGAATTTGCTCAAATATCACTTGATCAAGTTAACCGTAAATTGTTAGAAGAATGCGAAGTTAGTGTTGAAGTATCGGATAAAATATTGGCTTTAGAAATGCTGACTCGTAAAATAGAAAAGTTACATGAAAATCTTTAAAGTTGACAAAGACATTGTGGATACGATTTATGCCATAGCATTCGGTGTATGTATGGCGGTGGTGTTTGGTCTGGTTTGTTACTTGAACTATGTAGGATAGGCCTATGAAGATTCTAAGCATTGACAAAGACAAAGTGCAGGTGGAGCTGACGAAGGAAGACATTAAGATAATTAAGAGTGGATTGGAATGCGAATTTGGAAAAACAGGAAGGGCGCTTTTCACCCAAAGATTTTCTAAGCCAGTTTCTCAATTGAAGGAGGGATTTGAAAAGATAAAGACACAAATGTAAAAATAAAATCTAAATAGCTTTATCGGACATTCGTAATTTACGACGCCGATTTGCCGCCTACCTGTGGTAGGTGGCGGGTCGGCGTTTTTTTGTTTGTGAGAAAACAAATATCATGTGAAATGAAAGGAGGAATCATGTGATGAGACTACAAAGAAACATTGCGACTCTTCAGGCTGGCATCCCTATCAGGCAGGAAACATTCGAGGGGCGCCCCCATCTGGTTGTGCCTGTGGTAGCACTGGTTGAAGGTGTTCATGTTGGAAGCCACGGTCCCTGCTTCTACCCGGCGAACGAGATTGGAAAATACGTTGAGGCTTGGAATGGAATACCACTCCCCGTGTTTCATCCAGATGAGTATGGGATGAATGTGACGGCCAATACCCCTCAGCTGATTGAGGAGAGATCGGTGGGGAGGCTGTTCAATGTATTTTTCGATTCTGATGGCGCCAAGCTCAAGGGTGAACTCTGGATTGACATCGGCAAGGCAGACAAGATTTCTCCAATGGTCCTTTCTCTGATTCGATCAGGGCGACAACTGGAAGTCTCCACGGCGTTGTGGTCCGATGACGACAATATCCCAGGTCAATGGAGGGATGAGGAGTTCGATACCACTGTGAGAAATTACCGACCGGATCACCTGGCTCTGTTACCGGTCGGGGAAGGAGCATGTTCATGGGCTGATGGTTGCGGAGTGAGGGTCAACGATGCTGGTGGAGGAAAGTTAGAGGTGTCCTTTCAACTGAACATCCGGAGTACTGCGAGGACACCGAGCTTTGATGGAACCGAGTCGGTATCGTGGGCGAACGTAACCACATCGTTTTCTGCTTATCGTGATGCATACTATCGGAGTAAAGACGGACGGCCGGATAACATTCCCACACGGGTTGCCGATGCACCATCTGCATTGAGAAACTGGATTGCCTCAAAGACCCTGCTGGGCGAGGGCGGTGCGGATAATGAGCGGGACTTGATCTTTTTCCCAGTGGTGAACCCAAGGACTGGCAAGCTGAACGAGGGCGCTTTGCGGGCCGTAATCAGCGGACGGGGGGCACAAGCCCGGATACCCGCTGAGGCGAAGACTTCGGCGCAGCGAAAGGCCCGCAACCTTCTAAACAAGCACTTCGGTGCAGAACTGGAGGTCGACGAAGCGATGAAGAATGAGAAAAACGGGCTTAAAGAAAAACTCAAAGCCCTTATCCGGTCGGTGGCAGACGCTGTCGGCCTGCATGTACAGGAGCTAAGCCATGAAGAATTGCGGTCGAAAATCCAGCATACCTTGGATGCGATGGACAACCCAGGATGGATTCACTTTGTAAAGGAGATCTACGACAACTCCGTGGTGTACGAGGCACGGGGCAACAACCCAAGCGAGACGGGTCAACCGGCCCCCATCGTCAAGCTCTATCGGCGGGGATTCTCTGTTGATGACAACGATGTGGTAATCCTAAAAGATGATATAGAGGAGGTGAAAGAGGAAAGAGCCTATGTTCCGGTCGAGAATACATCGACCACCAATACGAAAACAGACGCTAACAATAAACTTAAGGAGGCAAAAACGATGGAGAAAAAAGAATTGATTGAAGGTCTGATTACTTGCGATCAGACCAAGTTCGAGGAGGGGGATCGGGAGTGGCTGACAACTCTGGAGACGGAGCAACTGGACAAACTGAAGGCACCAGAGGAAAAACCGAAAAAAGAGCTGGATCCAAAAGTCAACAAGGAAGAGTCCAAGGAAAAGGAAGCTGTGGTGAAACTGAAGGTGTCTGTCAACATGGATGAGTTTATTGAGAGTGCGCCTGACGAACTTCAGGGAGTCCTTAATCGGGCAATTGCCCGGGATCGCTCCATCAAGGATGACTTGGTGAAAGCTCTCATGGCGAATGATCGCAACTCATTCTCTGAGGAGGAGCTCAAGGCGAAAGAGATTGACGAACTTGAGAACTTGGTGGAATTGGGTCGGATTGAGGTCGACTTCAGTGGCCGGATCGGTGGCCCAGATACAAACGTCGACGAGGATAAGGCTCCGGATATGATTCCGGTATTCGATCTGGAGAAAAAGTCGGCATAACAGAACGTGCGATCGGATTTGTAGATCGTGCAGAACACTAACAATTGGAGGAACTGTAAAATGGCATTCAAAACAATAACCATCAAGGGCGACCCAGTCATAGGCGAGCGCAAGGCAGCGGCGGCGATTACCCCTGGATTTTTGCTTGAGCTTATCTCGACAGATAAAGTCCAAAAGCACGCAACCGCTGGTGGGAGTGCCTACGCCATGTTCGCATTGGAGGATGAGAATCAGGGCAAGGAAATCGGGGATGCTTACGTGACCGACAACGTCTGCCTGTTCGGTATGTTCAGTCCGGGCGATGAAGTCAATGCTCTTTTGGCTAACGGGGAGACTGCGGACATCGGGAGCAAACTGGAATCCAACGGGGACGGGTATCTCAGGGTTGTAGATGCCGATGTATCAGTCGGAGATCTTGGTATTCAGTCCATCGTCTGTATCGCTCTCGCAGCTCTCGACATGAGCGATTCGAGTGGCGCAGACCCAGCATCACAGCGAATTCGGTGCATGGTCATCTAAATTCTTGACCGCACCCGATTCGATTGAAAGAAATTAGATGTGTAAAACTAACAGGAGGACTTAAAAATGAGTGAAAAAGAAATATCTGCTGCCGTTGACGCCATTTTCAAGGGAAAAGCGTTCGGTGGTGTGGCAAGTCGACTGTTGCAGAGCGGGATGAATGCGAATGCACTCCGGACTAATGACACTCTCCGAAAGGACGAGTGGAAGCACTTCGACGAGGCCGTGGTGAAGATCTCCCAGCAACGCTTGGTCGGTGTCAATGATCTGATCAGTCGAGGACTCTTTCTTAACATCGAGAATGGACTCGGCACGACTGTGTTGCAGTACGAGACCGAGAGTGATATTGAACCCGCAGAGATCAACATGACTGGATCATCCCGGCCTGCGAGCGATCGGCCAACATACGACATTGCATCGCTACCTCTGCCCATCGTCCACAAGGGATTCCAGCTCAATATCCGGGTTCTCAATGCCAGCCGGAAACTTGGCCAGCCTTTGGACACCACTTTGGCACAAATGTCGGCAAGAAAGGTGGCCGAGAAGATCGAGGAGATACTCTTCGTCGGAGCCAGCACCTATACTTTCGGTGGCGGGACTTTGTACGGATATGTAGACCACCCACAGGCGAACTCAGTGACCTTGTCGATCCACTGGGATGCCAGCTCCAAAACTGGGGCACTCATCCTGGCCGATGTCATCGCCATGAAGCAGGCATCCATTGACGACCGCCATTATGGGCCGTGGATGTTGTACGTTCCTGCGGGCTATGAGACGGTGTTGGATGAAGACTACAGTACCAGTTACCCGAATGTCACGATCAGGGATCGCATCAAGAGGATTGGCGGGATCGAGGACGTGAAGGTGGTAGACAAACTGACGGCTGATACTGTTGTCCTCGTTGAGATGCAGCCCGAGACCGCTCGCATGGTAATCGGCCTTCAGCCGACAACCTTGCAGTGGGATACCGAGGGTGGCATGGTCAACCACTTCAAGGTAATGGCTATCATGGTTCCGCAGATCAGAGCCGATCAGGACTTGAGATCTGGAATCGCAGTGCTGTCGTAATCAACAACCAAAGGATCGGTAACCAGACCGGATCCTAAAAGAACAAGGAGACAGAGATGTTGTTTAAACTAAAGACCGGCATGGGCAAACATCGCATCCGCCGGGATGGACGGATGGCTGTGCTTAAACCCGGGGATGAGATAGACTGCGAAAAGCACGAACTGGGCGGAGCCATATACAAGTTCGAGCAGTTGGAGCCCGATCCGTCCCCTCCGGAGCCGAGTATGGGTCTGAGGGCGGTGCATCGTGGCTTTGGTAAGTGGGATGTGATAAACGAAGCATCGGGAGTGAAGATTAACGACAAACCACTGACCAAAGGGGAAGCACGGGAGATGGCGTTGTCTCTGCCACCAGATGAAGAAAAAGATCAAACGACAGAGAAAGACAACGCTACGCCAGAGGATGAATGAATGCGACGACAGGAGGGTTTATGGCGAGTCCCAGCCCTGTGGCCTAAAGGTGAGTGTTTCATCCTCGGTGGAGGGTTGAGTCTCCGTGACGTGAATCTTGGTCTGCTGAAGGGTCGCCGGGTCATCGCCGTCAACAATGCCTACAAGCTGGGAGACTGGATTGATGTGATGTTCTTCGGCGACTGCCGGTGGCTGAATCAATACGGAGCTGGACTCTTAGACTTTGCCGGCCTCAAGGTGACAACTTGCGAGAAGCATCTGGACAAACCCGGGATTAAGGTGGTGAAAAGGCGGAATACGCCACATGGAATATCCAGAGATCCGGGGATTCTCTCTTGGAATCTAAGCTCTGGGGCTTGTGCTATCAACCTGGCTTATCACTTTGGCGTTAAGCGGATCATATTATTAGGATTTGATATGAAGAAGAACGGCGACAAACACAACTGGCACGATGATTATGAACCTCATCATTCGAAGTTTAATCCTTACGGGCGATTCATGCGACCGTTCCCGCATATAGCGGAGGATCTCAAGAGACTGAATGTGGAATGTGTCAATGCGGCGCCCAGGAGTGCCTTGGATGTGTTTCCGAGGGTTAAATTGGAAGATGTACTAAAGGTCGAAAGGATGGTTAAAAATGAGTGAAAAAAAACCGCACTCCTTCCCCACGGGAGCTGCAAAACCCAAATCCACACCTGCACTGCCAATTGGAAAAAAAGGCATCAAGATAGTTACACCTGGCAATGGCGAGGGACCGTTTACAGGTTTTGGCACTAAGGTTATTGATCTGGAAACTGGCAATGAGATCAAAAATGTCCGGGAGATTCATGTTCACATAGTACCAGATGATGTTGTGTCTGCCGAATTGGTTATGCTTCCGTCGGAAATAACCATCAAGGGCGCGAAGGCTCAAGTATTGGCTGAAGACACAGTAAATCGATCTACTATGATTAATTTTCTTAAGAACAATATTTACCGATTTATAAAAATTAAGACGGAAAAATCAGATGGTGGTTATTCGGAACGGCGGGTCATGCTTGACTTGCCTAGTTTTCTGAAAGAGTTCGATCTGATTTTTCCAGCACAAATTAAAGACATCAGTAGCTTGGGAGATCCGTGGCGACGCTTTGCGCGAACACAAGAATCGAAAAACGATGAGCCAAAGCTTCCCAGCACTAAAGATTGCATTAAAGTCATAACTGCTGGCTCTACCCCAAATTTTGAAGCCGCCAGAAAGGCGGATAAATCGTGATAACTGTTGCTTGTGTCTACAAAACTGGAGGGGACTATGACGAGACTTACGTCGAACGGTTGGCCGCCAGTGTCCATCGGATGCTCAGCTTGCCACACCGATTCGTCTGCCTGACTGACGTTCCGAAACGGCATCTAAACCACTATCCTATTGACCAAGTGATTCCCCTGGAGCGAGGCTGGCCAAGTTGGTGGGCAAAGATGGAGCTTTTCGGTCTGCCTGGACCCGTGCTTTATTTTGACCTTGATACGGTTCTGACGGGTTCAATTGACGAACTTGCCACATGGATTGTGCAATCGAAGAACTCTTTATTGATGCTACGTGGTTTCTATAAGAGCGATAAGTGCTCCGGAATCCTCGGATGGAACGGCGACTTAAAGTGGATACTGGATGCATTTATTGAGCATTATGCGAATCAGGCTACTTGGCGCAAGTGCCCGAACGCAACCTATATGCTGGTCAAAAGAAAGCAGTTTCGCGGTGACCAAGAATGGCTACAATCTTTCCTTCCCAACCATCCCCAGCTTTCCGTGATCTTGGCTCAGGATGTCATGTCAGGGATATATAGCTATAAAGTTCATGTAAGAAACAATGGATCGATTCCGCAGGATGCAAAAATAATCTGCTTTCATGGGCGTCCCCGACCGCATGAAATAAAGAATATCCCTTGGATGGAAAAGAACTGGAATAATTTGATTGAAGCCCTTGGTGAACTGGAGGAACAATCAGAATGAAGATACTGATAACTGGGGCAACCGGATTCATAGGCACATATCTGTCGAAAGAATTGCGAATTGCCGGGCATGATGTAATGGGGGTGGATCAGGAAGATGGAGACTTGACCAGGTTTGGTATCGCTGATTGGCTTGTCAAGAGTCATAGGCCTGATGTGCTTGTTCACTTGGCCGCTAAAGTCGGACGATTATTTGGGGAGGAGGATCCCCGGATGACCGTCGATACCAACGTGGTCGCTACTATACATGTCGCTCAGGCTTGTGCCAAGTACGGAGTCCGACTCGTGTATGGGTCGACGAGTGAGGCTTTTGGGGACAACGGAGAACGAAGTGTCGACGAAAGGGAACATGGAGTTCTTCCTCACAATCTTTATGGTTTGTCAAAACGATGGGGGGAAGAAGCTGCACGATTGTATGTTGGGAAGAACCTGCAGATCCTCCGGTTCTCCATGCCCTACGGTCCGGGACTTCCCGCCGGTCAGGGGAGAGCGGCAGTGCTCACGTTCCTCTGGCAAGCCCAACGGGGGATGCCATTGGTTGTGCACAGGGGAGGATGCCGTTGCCTCTGTTGGATCGGTGACCTGACATCGGGGGTACGAATGATCGTTGAGGATGGCGGTTATGGAGTTTGGACTGTGGGTAGAGATGACAACGAAGTGACAATGCTTGAGGTGGCTAGGATGGCTTGTTCAATAGCGAAAGCTCCTCGAAGATTGATTCATGAAATCGATCCTCCTCAGAATCAGACCGTCGTTAAACGATTGGTTATTAGAAGATTAAAAGATCTTGGATGGAATCCCCAGGTGGGTTTGATCGAGGGGATGTCAAAAACATACGAGATGGTAAAAGTGTATGACAAAGAAGGAATGCCCCCCGAGGCATGGCGAGGGCTCGTAGAAAATGGGGTGATTTCGTGAATAAGTCGACCATACTCATAACGACCAGGAATCGGGCATCTCAATTGAGACTCGCCCTTGAGTCAATCCGTATGAAGAATTATCAGGATGTAGATATTTTGGTGATTGACGATGCCTCTACCGAAGAAACGGCCTCAGTGCTTCGGGGCTACGGGAGATTTGTGCGTACAGAACGAATTGAAAGACCCGGCGGCTATCGCCACAACCCTGCAGCCGTGCTGAATGTGGGGCACCTTTTGGCCAAGACTGACGTTGTTATTGAGCAATGTGGAGAGGTCTGTCATTTAACCAATTGTGTTGAGCCACTGATGAAGGTATGCCAGCCTGGACGCATGGCTGTGGCCAGAGTGTATTGTGGAACTCCAGACCAGATGCGTCGTTTGCAAATTAAGATTGATGAGGGAAGCTACAATTTTCCGGAGGATTTTGAATTAGATGTATGCTCGAATAGGACTGGGACTTTAAAGGTGCCTTATTTGGGAGAGGATTCTATCGCTTTGTACACTGGATGGGAACGGCCAGCCCCTTTTTTGTTTTTGGGTGCAATTCATAGAAAGGATTTTGAAGCTGTGAAGGGTTATGATGAAAAATTGTCACGGGCGGCTGATGATGATTTAGCCAATCGACTTCAAAACAAGGGAGTCCGATTTTGTTTCGTGGGTCGGGCGGTGGCATTCCATCTTCAACATGGGAAGAGTTGACACGATGATTTTGCAAGGCACATATGTTAAGGGAATCGGTAGGGCAAATCAGTTTGGAGACGTGTATCGACCAGCTTTTGGTTGCCCGATGATAGCAACGTTTAATGTTCAAATGAATAATCCTATAACGAAGGCGCATCCTACCAAGACGGTTGATCTTACATGGCCTGGAGAATCACCCAAACCGGTAACTTTCTGGCTTTGCCAGATCAATGGACACTGGGCTTGGGCGATGCGGTGGAAAGGCACACGGCTGCCTGAGACTCGAATTGAGTTTATCAGCAGACGTCTATTGCCCGAATGTCTAAAAGAAGAATTGCTCAAGATTGAGGTCTTTGAGCGGTGGCCAGAAGCAAAGATTCAGGACTGGGCAGGCAAACATTATCAGTGGCAAGGATTTCCTTGGTTGCCTCATCAGAGGGTAGACAGCCAAAGCGTCTGGGAGACCATCAAGCCATACGTCGACTGGTCGGGAGCCAGTGTTCTTGATGTAGGAAGCCATTACGGCTATTACAGTTTCCGGGCATCCAAGCTGGGGGCTTCTGTAACGGCAGTTGAACCGGACGATGAAGTGCGGGCCAAGGGGGAACTCATCGCTCGACATATTGAGATGCAGGATGTCCAATTTGAAAAGTCCATACACCCTTGCTCGCAGATCTCAGACATCATCCTCTATTTGAGCGTGCAACATCAATGGGATCCTATGTATGAGAATTTGACCGAGAAGGTCGCTGAACTGGCGAAATATACTAAATGCACCCTGTTCATAGAGATTATTTTGCCTCCAATGTTTGGTAAGGCATATAGCCCCGAGGATGTAGATGGAATGGTGGGCGGTCAAATACTCACAACATATAGGCATCGGCTACGGGGAAATCGGCGAATCTACAAGGTGGAGGGAATGGCGTGATGGATGATCTGATTCTCATAACGGGAGCGGCAAGGTCTGGCATCTCACTAATCGCAGGCATCGTTCAATTGTGTGGTGCTTGGGGAGGACAGACTGTGCGATCCACGAGAGTTGACAAACACGGCTCTCTTGAGAACATGGAGATTCGGGATTCCGTTGTCAAGCCGTTCCTTCGGGGAATCAAAGCGGATCCCTCTGGACAGTGTCCGTTGCCCGATCTCAAAACGTGCCGTGATCTTACCGACAAAGTCGCACCTTGGTGGCGGCAGCGAGTTAAGAAAATAATCGGTGACCAGGGCTACGGTGGTGGACCACTCTTTTTTGCGAGTCCGCTAAGTTGTTTGATCTGGCCGATCTGGGCCGCTGCCTTTCCGCAAGCCAAATGGATTATCGTGAGACGTAGTGACGAGGACATTGTCAATGCCTGCATAAAGACCGGTTTTATGCTTAAGTATAAACGAAAAGACGATTGGCAGAGTTGGCTTGATGTCCACAAGCGGCGTTTCGCCGAGATGATTAGTGAACACTTAAACGTATGGCAGGTTTGGCCACAGAGAATGATTCAAGGAAAACTACCTCAGCTTCGGGAGATGATTGAGAGCCTGAACCTGCAGTGGGATCCTGTGGCTATCCGAGATTACATAACACCGATCCTGTGGAAAAAGGGAGTATTTGAAATAAGTAAGTAGCGCTCAAGGAGGTACTGATGGCCAGAGTAACAGAAGCCGAAGTGAAAAAGATCATTAACACAACGCTCACCGATGAGGAAGTGACACCCTTCTTAACCTCGGCGAATGTTCTCATCACGGATGTCCTTACAGATGAGGGATATGGTGACGCAATACTGAAAGAGATCGAGCGGTGGCTGGCTGCTCATTTTGTTGCCATCCAAGACCCTCAAGTGACGAAGGAGAAGATCGGAGACGTGGATGCAGCGTACCAGGGGAAAACAGGTCTTGGGCTGAACCATACCTCTTATGGGCAGCAGGTGATGATTCTGGATCATCACGGAAAACTGGCCGAGATTGCCCAGAGCAAGGGACCAGCGGAGGTTAAGGTAATAACATGAGCCCGAGTCGATCAACCTTGTTGACGGACAAGCTAAAGCAAGTCGCCGTGTATTGGGGTAATCCCCAAAATGATGGCGCTGGGGGAAGAACGTTTGACGATCCGGTCGAGTTGAGTGTCCGGTGGGAGCAACGGCAGGAGCTATTCATCGATGCTAACGGCCAAGAGAGTACTTCAAAGGCTGTGGTGTATCTGGACCAAGACATTGACATCGGAGGATATCTCTATTTGGGAGATTTAGACGATCTGTCGTCAGCCGAGGAGGGTGATCCTCTTACCGTGAGCGGAGCTTATGAGATTCGGGGATCCAAGAAACTGCCCGACATCAAAGCCGATCGATTCTTAAGAAAGGTATGGTTATAATGGCTACCATAGCAAGGCCACTTGTTATAACGGGAACAGACACAGTGCTTCGGAACTTGAACCGGGAAATCATGGGCATCCGAAACCGGTCGAAGGCTGGCTTGCGGGAGGCGATACTGGTAGTTCGGAAACGGTCGCAAGAATTAACACCTGTCGGTGAGACAGGCAACCTAAGAGCATGGGTGCATACTGAAGTTTACGATACGCCAAAGGGACCGGGTGCGGTGATTGGATATGAAGCTAATTATGCGGTTTACGTCCATGAGATTCCGCCACCACCAGCTCGTAGCCCCGGTGGAAGGAGTGCAACGCACAAGGTCGGTCAATGGAAATACTTAGAGACAGCATTGAAAGAAAAGCAACACGAAATACTTGAGATCATAAGAAAGCGTGCCCGCCCAGGGATAGGGAGATAATTTGATGAACGCACCAAGCGAGGATGTAAAAGATATTCTTGAGGCAACTTCGTCTTTGGGACTAACGTTCGCAACGGATCTATTTGTCAGCGAGATGCCCACGGAACCTGATCAATGCGTCTGTATTTACGATACCGGAGGATACGATCCTGAAGCTGACTATACCTATGAGAAGCCGACGATACAGATTCGTGTCCGAGGAGCGAAGGGCGACTATCTTGTCGCCCATGAACTCGCCCAGAGCATTCGGGACACGCTAAACGGAGAGCATGATTATACGATCAACGGTGCCAGATACATCGGAATCTGGACCGTTGGGGATATTTTGTTTGTTGGGTATGATAATAACCACCGTCCGTTGCTAACGGTCAATTTCCGTCTGCATCGGACAAACGCTTAAGCAAAAGAAAAAACAAAATGATTGACAAGCGCAACCAGCCATACGTAGATTATCTTGGGAAGCTTGAAAAAGAAAAGTTTACTGGGAAGGTTGTTTTGGAACTAAATTTTTTCAACGGCATAATAGCAAATATGAACCGTGAGATTAAGCCGTTGCCAGGAATTACAGAGAGAGAAAGCCTGAAATTAAATCATAACCCTAAAACGGGGAGGATGAAATGGAAGCAAAGGGAAAAGATGAAATGTCAGAAAGAAACAAGAATATGTCACTAAAGCCGAATCAAGGGGTGCTTGTTGTTCAGAGAGTCAACCGCACGATTAGATGCTATTCGGGTGAATTTGTAGAATTCGGTGATCATAAGGGTGTGGATCGACATGGCACCCGGATTTATATGTTAATGATAAAAGATAAAAAGGGTAACATTAACGAAGAGTGGCCTGGCAACTGTTATGAGGAAAATAAAGATGTGTTTTTAGATCTTGAGCACATTAGGAATCAAATTCGGGAACTCGATTTTAAGATAAGTAAGTTAAGTGAACAAATTGAACCCAGATTGGAGGAACTTGAGCGTCTTGAAGGTCGATTTCCCGATAGGGATAAACGGGAGGGGTTAGGCGATAAATATGTGGATGACAGGTTAGCATAAGAATGAACAGGTAATTTAAATCTAATGCCAGGAATTACGGAGAGAGAAAGCCTGAAATTAAAGTCATAACCCTAAAGCAGGGAGGATGAAATGGAAGCAAAGGGAAAAGATAAAACAAATGAACAGAAAGAACCAATTTATACACCCATCAGTGAATTGACGGCTATCGCTGGGCCTAAATCTACGAGAGACTTCGTTGGGGAGACATATTTGGGGACGATGATAAAAAGCTTATCAATATTTTGTATGAAGTTAAAGAGAAATGTCCAAATTGACTGGTCTGACGTGGAAGTTGGCTTTCGAGAAACCAAAGATGACGATAATCAAATTTGGAGGGAAATAATTTTTCTTGTTAAATGTAAATGTGGAGAGAAACACACAATAATAAGTTTCGCCTCCTTTCTTCAATGCATAAAGAATAATAATATTTAGAGGAGCCTAAAAAGATAGTTGAAATCTAAATAGTTCTATCGGACAATCCGAAAACCGGAAGCCGATTCGATCCTGAGAGATCAGGGTTGGGTCGGCTTTTTTGTTTTATAAACAAACACTTAAAGGAGGTGTTTTACCATGAGTGATGCAATTGCTGGATTGGGAGCGCAGTTCAAGAGGGGCGATGGTGCGTCCGCCGAGGGCTTTACGGCCATTGCCGAAGTGATCAATATAACTGGACCTGGGCTTACCAGGGACTTCATCGACGTTACTCATCTGGGATCAACGGGTGGATATCGTGAGTTCATCACAGGATTTCGTGATGGTGGAGAATATACCTTCACGGTCAATTTTACTCGAGCTGAATATGACCTGTTGTTGGCTGATTATGAAAGCGACGACTCCGTCAACTACCAGGTTGTTCTCCCAGATACCGACATCACGACGCTTGAGTTCGCCGGCTTCGTGACTGCCATTCCGATGACCGTCCCATTCGATGATAAAATCACCGTGGACGTGACAATAAAGATCACGGGTGGAGTTACCATACCTACATAACCGAGGAAGGAGTTCTTAATAATGAAGATCTTAACCAAAGATCAAATCCTCCAGGCGGACGACATCCGCAAGGAGCAGGTGGAGGTTCCGGAGTGGGGTGGATCTGTCTGGGTGAAGACTATGTCGGGCGCGGAGAGGGATCAACTGGAGGCCTCGATCATCAGTACACCAGGAGAGCGCAATATGGAGAATCTGCGTGCCAAGATCGTGGCTCTATCTGTGGTTGACCCGAATGGTGAGCGGTTATTCTCCTTTGAGGAGGCGATTGAGCTCACCAAGAAATCCGCCCGTGCCCTGGATCGGGTCTTCTCGGTTGCGCAGCGACTGTCCGGGTTCACGCCGCAGGACGTGGAGGACTTAACAAAAAACTCATCAGCCGGCCAGGGCGAAAGTTCATCTTCCGGTTAGCCCTGGCTTTGGGCTATCCCCACCCGGATTACTTACTTGAGCTCTTGGACAGCCGGCAGATCTCAGAGTGGATGGCGTACTATGCGATCGAACCCTTCGGTCAATATCCCGAATATCTTCGGGCCGGGATCATCGCGGCTACCATCGCTAATGTTCATCAGGGAAAGAAAGGCCGCAGGTTTACGGCCGAGGACTTTATGCCGAAGGAGCCCAGTGCCTCAAGACCCAAGAAGCAGTCTGTTGCCGAAATGAAGGCAATTATGCAGCAGATTGCGGGTTTGACCAAAAAGAAGAAGTTGACCAAAAAGAAGAGCAAATAAATGGCGAATATAGGAACACTCACAGCCCATATCGGAGCGAATACTGCTGGACTTAACACTGGCTTGGCCCAGGCACAGGGGCGGTTAGCGGGGTTCTCTGCCGGTGCTATGAAAAGCATAGCCAAGATCGGTGGCGCCTTCGCCGCCCTCGGTTTGGCAGTTGGCGGATTAGCCCTCTTCAAGAACATTACAAAGACCGGGATTGACTTCGAGCAGACGATGACCACGGTGGCGGGGGTTATGCGGGCGACAGCGGACGAGTCAAAGAGACTTACGGAGGCGGCTCGCAAGATGGGAGAGACGACTGAGTGGTCGGCTTCTCAGGCTGGCGATGCTTTGCAGTTCTTGGGGATGGCGGGATTTGAGGCGAACAAGGCGATAAAAGCTCTGCCAGGTACGTTGGATTTGGCAACTGCCGGACAGATCGATCTTGGTCGGGCAGCCGACATTGCCACCAACGCTCTGACCGCGATGGGGCTGGAGGTGGAGGAGCTCGAGCGTGTCAACGATGTTTTTGTCGGCACCATCACTCGGTCAAATACCAACATGGAGATGATGGCGGAGTCGTTCAAGTATGCGGCTCCGGTGGCCAGAGCCTACGGATACACCATCGAGGAGCTATCTGGATTGATCGGGATGATGGGCAACGCGGGAATACAGGGGAGCGCAGCAGGAACCCAGCTGGCGATGAGCTTCTCGCTGACCAATAAAGTGGCTGAGGAGTTCGGAGTGGAGGGCGGGAAGTATGTTGATGTGCTTGAGCGATTGAGGGAGAAAGGAATTGACGTTACGGAGGTTATGAAAGCGTTTGGGATGCGAGCTGGTCGGGCTGCGGGTGTTCTCTATGAGGCGACAGACGCAACCAAAGAGTTTCAGGAAACTCTGGGGGGTGTCCAGGGTGAGGCGAAACGATTGGCCGATGCGATGAGAAGCACTGTCGGCGCTTCCTTTAAGGAGCTGAAGTCGGTGATCGAATCCTTGGCACTGGACATATTTGAGACTTACAGGGATGAATTAAAGGGTTTCGTAGTTGACACAACCGCTTGGATACGGGAGAACAAAGACAAAATCGTCGGATTTGTGGAGGGTGTCAAGGCTTTCCTCGGTGGCGTGATAGAAGTGATAAGCTCGGTTGCAAGTCTCTTGGGTAGACTTGGGCTTGGGTTCACCAACTTTTTCAAGACCGTTGAGAGCAATGCGGTCGACACGGCTAACTCCATTGCGGAATCAGGAGAGAAAATACAGGAGGCGCTAGCACCAGACGAACTGTTAACCTGGTGGCAGAAGTTTTGGGAAGTACTCAAGAGTGGATGGATGGCTGTCGGCGATGCAATACTCGTTGGCACAAAATTTATTATCCAATCCATTGGGACTCTGCTTGCTGGTCTCCTCAAGTTCATCCTCGATGATGTTATCTGGAGTATAATGAAAGCTCTCTATGTCCTCGGCATAATGATCGAGGGGCTGGTTACCAGGGACTTCGGTAAGGTGCGGGCGGGGTTCCAAGGATTCAAGGAGGATATTGAGGGGATATGGACAGGAGGCAAAGAGACTGGCTTGGCGGCGATTGACTCCTGGGGGAATGCTTGGAACGATATGGTGGGCAAACTAAAACCACCAATACCTGAGTCTGGCTTCATTGGTCCTATGCCATTTATTGGTCCGTTGCCTGCTCCAACCGTGACTCCTCCACCAACCGTATCAGGAAAACCACCTCCTGTAATCACCATAGAACCGCCAGTTATAGCTATGCCCACCGAAGGTCTTGCGGAGTTCATGGATAGGGTGAAGGGCATGATAGCAGAATATGAAACGATTCAACAGAACCGTTTTGACTGGCTCTATGAACATGAAAAGATTAGCTCTGACGAATACTTGGCTTTTCTAGAGCAGAGATTAAGTGGAGAGACAGAATATTCAAATACCTGGATAGCCATACAACAACAAATAGAGAATGTAAAAGATGGCGTGGCTGAAGCAGACAAGGCAAGGTGGCAAGATCGAATCGCCGCTCAAGAAGAAGCCTTGGATATGCTCTTGGTCGGTTACAATACCTTCTGGCAGACGATGCTCGATCTCGACATGACTGGCGCTGAAAGGCGAAAAGCTATCTTCGAATCGGTCGCACGGGCATTTATGGATTATACCGCCCAGATGACAAAAGACTGGATTAAAAATGCGCTCCTGCAAAAAACGGTTACTGAGGGGGCCGAGAAATCAAAGCTCGCCGCAGTCGCCGCCGGTGCGATGGGAAGAATAGCTTGGGCGGTTAAAGAGGGTGCGGCAGCCATAGTGTCGGCGGCAAAGTCAATCTACAGCGCTGCGGCAAAGATATTTGAAGCTCATGCCTGGATACCTTTTGTTGGAGTGGCCATAGCCAGTGCTTTTATCGGTGCTATGGTGGCAACATTGGCTGGATTCAAAAAATTCCAGGAAGGCGGACTGATCGGGGGGCTACGGTGGCCTAAAGATACTGTCCCTATTATGGCTACGGGGGGAGAGTTCATGGTGCGTGAGCCAGCGGTGCGACAAATCGGCGTGCCAGCGCTTGAATACATGAACAGGACGGGGAACATGCCAAGGGGAGACACCATCATAAATATGGAGATGGGCGGGTTCACTTTTTCCGGAACTAAAAGGGCGGATGCCTACTTGATAGAGAGTTTTGTTGAGGACAAATTAGTTAAAGTGATCGAGGAAAAACTAAAAAACAGGAAATTGGTGCTATAAGATGGCGATTCCAAAACTGATATATTACAGTGACAACAGCTACGTTACAAGCGAAGGAACTCTCTTTGAGGGTTTCGAGACTTTCGCCGACTGGACCAAGGCAGCGGGGGATTCCATCGAAGCAAATTCGGTAAATACGAGGGAGGGAGTTCTGAGCCTGAAGTTGAACTCCGTCAATGGCGCGGCTACGGTGGCGGACAAGACCATCAGTAAGGACTTTTCGGCAGTGACGAATTTCATAATATGGATATACATCCACGATCTGAGCACGTTAGAAAAATGCGCTCTTTGGTTGAGTTCTACTGCCGATTGGAGCAAAAATTTTAACATAGAGATGACGGCAGGGCATTTCAAGGCTGGCTGGAATCGAATGGTCGTGGCAAAGGCTCAGTTTGGTTCGGGCGGGGGGGAAGTCTGGTCAAATACGATGATCAGGCTGCGGTTTAAGTGTGAAGCAAATACCGGCGAGGATACCGGTGCCAGCTTTGACGATCTCCGATACGATTATGCGGGGAAGGCAAAATGTATATTAACTTTCGACGACACTTATGCCAACACTTATTACCGAGCGAAACCAATAATGGATACTAACGGACAAGCTGGGGTGGCATTCGTTATAATACAAGATGTCGGTGTAGGTGGGAAATTGAGCATCGCACAAATGATGACCATGCAAAATGCGGGTTGGGATATTTCAAATCATACTTATGGGCATTGGTTAAACGATCAGCATCTTGCCGCTCTTTCGCAAGTAGAAATGGAGGAAGCCATTGATCTCGGTTACGACTGGCTGGTCGACAATGGATTCAGTAAAGGCGCCCGATTCTTCGGCTATCCTTGGGGTGAATATAATCAGGCAGTATTAACGAAAGTCAAGGAGCGTCATAGAATAGCACGAAGCACCATTGAGGCATGGAATGTTAATTTACAACCGCACTTCAATTTGAATGATGATGACATAGAATTTTTAGTAAGATTTAAAGTGCTTGTGTCTTCAGATGCCCCCGCGACGGTGCAGGGCTGGATAGATAATGCCATTATCCAAAAAGGATTGTTGAGCCTTGGGTTCCACAATATAGTCGAGAGCGGAGCCTCGGGGGATACTGAATATAACCAGGCCGACTTTGAGACAATCAGTGATTACCTGAAAACCAAAGAGGATGCGGGGCTAATTGATATTATCACATTCAGCGATTATGATGATCAGTTTATGCCATCCGATTTGACTTCAGTGGTCTATCTGGAGCACGGCCCCCTCGTTCCGTTTCCCATCGCACACGAGCCGAGCGAGAGTGTGAATCGCTCGGAAGACAAACGGATAAAGGTCTATGGTCACTCGCTGGCAGGAGATAGGAAGAGGATATGGCGGTTCAAATGTATCATCGACGACCAGGGAAGCTCTGGCTACAAGTGGAGAGACTT